TTCGCTGAATACCCCCTGCGCTTCCACAAGATATTTCAGCATGTCATTAGCCGAGGAGCCCCGGATACGGGTAGTTTCAGCGAAACGCAGTGCATCTTCTGTTGCCGCCTGACCCATGCCGAACTGTCTGAACTTCTCGGTCATGGTCTGGTAGCGGGCTGCCTCATCAACAAAGCCCTTCAGCATTCTGAAACCCAGATAGCCGGTTGCCAGATTGGTCATACCCTCTGAAAAGGAGCTTCCGCCGGGAGGGTGTCCATTACCGCCGCCATGCCCTGCACCACCGCCGCCCCAGCCGCCCGGGGGCACGCCATTATGCCAGCCATGCCACCAGCCACCCTGTCCTGAAGGCGGAGGCAGTGCGAGCCTCCCGCCAGGGGTGCCATATCCACCGCTTCCTCCTGCAGCTGCGGCCCCCACTGCCAGAACGGGCAGTGTCATGGCTGCACCGTAACCACCCGCCAGCAACGGGACATTACGCGAGGCACGGTTGATACGCTGTGTCTGGTCAGCTATCTCGCGGATGGCTCCGGCATATTCACGCGCGCCGCGGGACGCACCGAAAAACTCATTATTCAGCGAGCGATTAAGAGCCCGCAGCGCGGATGTGGCCTCACGAGCCGCGCTAGTCAGTGCTTTAATGTTCCTGGTGATAGTAACGAACTTCTTATTCAGCTCGATCGAATCACGGCTCACCTGCAGCAGATTGCGTGTAATCTGGTCATCCAGTGCAAGGCGCACGGCTACACGGTAAGCCTGAACATCCATAGGGACCTCGATTTAAGCGCATAAAAAAACCCGCCATAGCGGGTTTCAAATCATTGATTTGATTAAACAGATTAATCACACCCTTTTTGACTGGGCTGAGCAGCACAGAGAGCATCTTTTTCAGCTATTGCTGCGGCTTTGTCACTGGAATCACTAATGTTTTCAACCTCTTTTTTTGCCGTGTAAGTAGCGACACCAAGATACACGACATATCCCGCCACGATTGCACTTAGTACTGCCTTAACCTTTTTCATGGAGACCTCTAACCTTACCGTTAAAAAACTAAGATTTATCCTAACTCAAGGTAGAATTTTAAACCAGAAACATAAGAAAAGTTCATATTTATGTTGTTTTCAAAGATGGCTGGATAGTCTCTATGCAGATTTATAACGTAAGGAGTCTGAAATGCCACATCCAAGTATGCTGCTTTCTGCAGCCGCAACCGGCGCTCACTAAGATTTGTCAGCGCAGGATTTTCATCCACGCTTACTACTAGTATTGATGAAGACTGTTATACAAGGTGGAGGACACCTAACTGTAAAGGGTACTCATCCAAACATGATGTCTAAGCTTGCGCAGGTTGGAGGAAAACATCTCATGAGAAAGTGGTAACAAAAAAGCCCACCGGAAGGCGGGCTTTACTAGTAGGTGCTAGCGCGGATCAATCAACCGCAGGCTTGCCTCTTACCATCATCAGGTGGAAGTTTGATAACAATACCCGGGTTGCGACGCTCAAGCATCTGAGTTTTACTCCAGTTGGTGCCGAACTCCTCCATTGGAGATTTACCGTCGGCAAAAAGACTGGCAACTAATCCAGCTGCTAGTGCTTCTAACTGTTCGTTATGTGTCATTGCATACCCCTTGTGAGCCAATCCACTCTGGCTCTTCGCATCTGCGTTGTCACCTATGTTTACTTAAGTAAAATTTAGGTGATAAAAATCCAGTCCCATCAGGAACAGGATAGGTGAAATCTTAGACTAGATGGCTTATGCGCCTTGTTGAGGCCCAGATTGCATTAACCGACAACCGTTTTCAACAGTTTTTGCATAATCCAGCTGAATCTCACTCACCTGAATTGCTTACCCTATGAATAATCATAGCAGATGCGCCGCGATTGTAATTTGCATCAAATGTGAATCCACCTTCAAGATAGTGCGCCTTAGCACCATCAACAGGGCTGACCATTGCTATGATGTCGCATTTGAGGCTTTGAGCATCCAGGAATAAAGCGTATGCGGAGAAGGTATCCAAAACTATACCGAGCATTTGATGGTCAAGATCTTCATGCGCATCATTGCGTTTTTCCATCCAATGGACTTCAGCCGAGCATAAATTTTCGTTATAACATCCGAACGCGTAGCCTACTGGTTCACCTCGATAATATATGACTAGCTTTATTGGGTGTTTTTCTTGTAAGTCAATCATAAAGTGGGATTTAAGGCCAGCATCCCACATCATTTTATTATGCTTTTTGAGGAATTTAAGGTCTTCAATGATAAGCTCATTTGGATGTACAAGTTCTAAAGAACGATGAGGAAATCTTAATTTGAGATGCTCCGCTACCTTTTTAAACACAGCATCTTGAAATTGCTCGTACATGTTCTTGTCCTTTAACTTCCGAATGCAACTAGAATAAACCGCTGAATCATCACACAGCAAGAACACCTAGACCTTTCTGACAATTAAGATAGTAAAATTACGCTTTTTGCTGTTTATTTGTACAGGCCCGATTTTTCTAGTTACCTTGCCACCTAACATTTAAAGTGCGTGTCAGGACTTTCTTGATGAAACGCTTCTAATCAGAATATAAGTCAATTAGTAGCTTCGAGAACTCTGTAGTAGTTAACGGCTCTGCCCTTATTTTTCTATTGTCTAGTTGAGTCTTTGCTGATGTGAAAAAAATCATTAGATTCGCATAGCCTCCTGTAAAATATGATATTTTTCAAATACAGGCTTAGACTTTATGAGTTAATAGGAGGCTTTAACCCCGATAGAAATTGCCTCACAAATCTCCTTCAGCATTAGGTCAATCTTCCTGACGTAAGCAGGACCAATGAAAGGTCTTGGTGGTATGTTTTCAGTGCCTACCTCCTGCCAAAGCCCTATTTCACTCTTGGTCCCAACGATGGCAGCCAGACCCACTACTTCACTTTGGATGGAATCCCTGAGTTCGCCTGAGCGTAAAAGCGGCTCATCTTCACTGTAACCCTGACGAACGCGGTCGGCTTTGGTAGCTTCAGCCAGTGGTGCCCATGATTCAAATGCCCCGTAAGCAGGCTGATATACACCGATCTCTTCCTTCGCCGTTTCCTCAATCTCTTTCACGATAACGCGGAAACTTACCTCCAGCCCGGTAGCGATTGAGGCTGAGGCAGAAGAAATCTCACACGCAAACTGCTCAAGATTCACTACTTACCCTCCTCCCACCTTCGTGTGCTCCAGTTGTAGGCGCCACCCTCAAGCTCGCCGATGACCACACCCATGGCGATGCGTTCGTGATGCATCAGCGCTGTCAGGCCCGGAAAAATCACGCTGAACGGAACCCCGGCTTTCATCAGCCAGCACTGGTTTATAAACCCGGGGTTCTGCGCTAGTTTTTTGCGGCGGCCTCCGTGGCCTCATCCTCTTCATCTTTCGACCTGGCACGCAGACTGGCACTGACCGCTTTGAGTCCGCTTTTGCCAAGAATGGCGAGCATGCTTTCAATCTGCTTCGGGTTCTGTGGTAACGGGTATTCCTCGCCGTCGATATCAGCTACGGCCGCCGCCGGAAAGGCATACATGTTCATGTACATCACGTTAATGGCCATTTCAGGACCAACTGCAACTGTCAGGCGGGATTCCTGCACCGGGTCGAGTTCACGCAGGGTGATGACGCGCCCGCTGGCATCCCTGACCTGGTTTGGCTTCACCGCTGACTCCGTCACAACGGGTGGCGTTTCATGCACTCTGACCTGCACCATTGTTTATTCCTCAGTTCACTTTTTTACGGCGGTTGGCTGTCCATGACAGGGTCTGGTTAACTGTCTTTTCACCCTGCTTGTTGCCTGCATCGGTAAGGTGAAACGACACCCCCTCATAGCGGTACACGCTGACGGTGCCGTTTGCCTCGGTAATAGTTTCGGTGATGGTGCCGCGGGGCTGATCGATGCCGTTGTAGTAGTTGTCTTCCCACTTCGCCCAGAAGTCATCGAGCGTGGCATCCATGCGTTCAGCAGCGATGGTGCCATTCCAGCCGACGGGGATCTGCAGCTCGTCGGTAATGCCATTGAGCGGTGTGATTTTATGGGTCGAGACCTGCGGCTTTGAGTCAAAGCTCATGATTTTGGGAATGCGCAGTTTTCCCGTCGGCGTATTGATATCGACAGCAATATCACGCCCCACGGTATAGCCAAGGGTTGGCATGGTTTATCTCCGAAGTAATAAGTGAGGCGGTGTTCAGCGCGACAAGCTGTCTGAGACGGAAATGGACACGCTGCCGCCCCCTTCCAGGTTCACCAGGAAGTAGCGCACCACATTGAGGTATTTCACCTGCACATCGGCGGTCATGTAGCCCAGTGCCACGCGCGCATCCGGGTTATTGGCTGCATCAAGGCGCACCGCAAAGGCTGGTCCGCCATTCGGGTCGCCAATCATCTTCAGCGTCTCCAGATTCGACAGGAAAGACTCCAGCGTGCTTTTGGTCTCCCGGCGCAGGTCTGTGGTCTGATTGTCACCGACTACGCTGCCGAAGCTTGCCGCAATGGTCAGCGACAGGAAGTTGGTCATGCGGGTGTAGGTATCATCGTTCTGGGTCGGATTCGATGACGTATTGCGCCCGGAGCGCATCCCAAAGTAACTGCCGCCCGGACACGGATTGGTGATGACATCAAGGCGGGCTGAGTTGATGGCCCCGATTTCCGGCACGGAGTAAGGACGTCCCGCCAGCTGCCGCTCAGTGGCAATGATGCCGGGGATGCGCTTGTTGAGCGTGGAGATATGCGGTGCCCGGGCGGCAATGTTTGCCGCTTCAAACGTGGCGGGCGCAATCATGCGGCTTGTGCCGTTTGCGGTATCTTTCCAGTAAGGCCAGTCACCCACTATCAGCTTGAAATGCCAGTCGTCCACGCCTGAGCTGTTAAGCGCTTCAGACACCGCCTTACAGCCAGCGGAGGCCGGGCCCTGGCCGATGGCATATGCACCTTCGGAGCGCGCAAACGCCGCCATCGCAGGCCAGCATGCTTTATCGGTCACATCGGCAAGGTTGATGACCTGTGAATTTGTGCCACGCAGGGCATACATACCCTTACGCGGAGCATCAGTGCCGTCTGTACCGAGTAGCGTGGCATCCGTGATACCGGTCGCGCCGTCGGTGGCCCCGCTGAGTGTGATCTCTTTAACCGCGGCCTGTGCGGGCGCTTCAGATTCGGTTACTTTCGCGCGTACCAGCTGGCTGGGACCGCGGATATTCATCTGACCGTGATTTACGGCCTCTGCCATCGCTTTCCACAGCGCATCCCCTTCACCCTGCAGGTTATCAAAGACTTCGGCACTCACGCCCGGCAGACTGATGGTCAGCTTTTTCGAGTTCACCGCGGTACCGCTGCCGATACCTGCAATTATCTGGTTGCCCCGCGTCCCGCTGTAGAGTGCGGTCAGCAGCAGGCCTGACTTGCTGCCATTTTCACAGAGCCGGCCACTGGCGGCTTTATCCTGACCGTTTGTCACACGCACACAGTTCAGGTTCGCCGCACCGAGCTGAAGTGAAATGGCAGCCGCTGTCGCCAGGTCATACTTACGGTTTTCAGGCGTGCCCAGAAAGAATGCAATGTCGTTATCTGACGTGATACGAAAGGCGCTATTTACCGGCCCCCAGCCTGCCACACCCACCAGCCCCAGCCCGTCAGTGGGTACACCGTTAATGTAACGTGCCCGGGGCGGAACAACCTGAACATACAGGTCAGGTGCCGTGAGTGCAGACGTGCTGAGATCGCCGGTTGAATAAATCGGCATGAGTGAGACTCCGGATGAGTGAACTGATGCTGGAAAAAGGGTTTACGGTGTGGTCTGCTGGCCGTTAACGGTGACAACCGTGCTGGTCACCTCAGGTGCGGTAATGGCCTGGGTGGTGGCGTAATTCACGCTGAAAATCAGGTCGCGCCGGTAGACATGCCAGTTCTCTGACCTGTCCGAATCAAACTGCCGGGTATAAAGGAGCTGCGCGGGCGCGCCGTCGTTGAGGTCAATGTGACACTGTTCAGAGAGCGCCGTATCAATGGCACTGCCGATGCGGTCCCGAAGGCCGGGCGCAGGTGCCCAGACAGTGATCTGAAAATCCTTTATCTGCCTGTGCAGCTCTTTTACAGCCGTGCCCGCGGTGGTAACGGAAATACTGAGATGCTCTGCCAGCGGGATGCAGACACTGCTGAGCACAGTGAATGACTTCGGCAGTGCTGCAGACAGCGCGTGTATTGCCCGTCCAGCCGTGGTTCCCGCCCGGAAATGGAAACTGAACGTTTTCCTGTTAAGAGTTATCAGCACGTTTGTGAGTGCCGACGCCACACCGGCAACACTTATCGCGGTGCCGTTCACTGTGAACTGCAGCGTGGGTTTGCCCTTCGCCATCAAACGGAACGGCCTGCCAAGCGCCGTGCTGATTTTACGCTCTGTCGGCAGCGGCCAGACAGAGACGTGTATACCGCCGTTCTCGATATCCTGCTGTAGTATGCCAGGCACTGGCCAGCCCGGATAGATTTTCACTGAAGCGTTAACAATACCGGGTAACTGGCAGCCTCCAGGATACACCACCCCGGCTACCCGTCTCGCCAGGTAACGGGCAACATCATCGGTACTTGCCATGTTACACCGTCACCTGAAGCGCCGTCAGACGCCAGCCCATGTCGGTCAGTTCCGTGCCGCTGATGACAAACCGATGCCCGGCGTCATCCGTCACAAAATCCCCGGTATGGAGAGACAGGTCTCTGAACGCAGGCATCAGGATGCTGTGCCACGCGCTGCGCATCTCACCCGGCAACTTAAGCGGGCTGTGCTCACCGCTACGGCTGAACAGAATACTGGCGGGCCAGCCGGACATGATGAGTTTTTCATTCGCTGCAGTGGTGCCCCCGTAATCCTGCAGTCCGGCGTCACTGCCCGCCGGGGTGGTACGCCGGACGCTGACAAGCCGCTCAGCCCTGACACACAGAATGGGCTGTAACAGCGGCATGGCTGCCACGTAAAAGGTCCCCTCTGTGGACACCAGGATATCGCCTGCCTCAAACCCCGCCGCGTCAAAGATACCAATACGGGTGGCCTGTCCGAAACGTGCCGCCCTCATATAGCCATAATCGGTGGTGAATGAGGCCGAAAGCTCCCGTAGCGGTTGCGCATCCAGCGGGCTGAAGGGTGAGGCTGCCCGGTAATGACTCGCCGTACCGCCCAGGCGTTTCGCGGCCTTCCCGTTACCCTGGTTTACCTTCGCCGCCAGCTGATGTGCGTCCATATCAGCACCGTGTCACAGTTGATACGCCATTGCCCAGCGACGGGCCCGGAGTGATGCCGAGCAGTCCGCAGAGCTGACGCCGCCACTGATTGTAGAGCCGCGTGCGGTCTGACACTTCTGACCGGTTGCGCTGCCAGACAGCTGCTTTATCCGTATCAAGGTTATCTGCTGCCCGGGTGATGCCACTTTCCAGACCGGCCAGTGTCGTCAGATAGTTCACTACGATGGCTTCCTCCTCAGCCCGCAGCGTAGTCAGCCGGTGAGCCAGCGTCTGGAACCGGCCTGATGTGACCTGTGCGTAAGCTGCATCACTGCGATCGTCAGGTGACGTGTCGCCGGTCATGGGATAGCCCATATAGCGACGTGCGTCGGCCTGCTGCTGGGGTGTCAGCATGTATGACCTCATCTGAAAGGACTTTATCTGAAGTGGCTGACCAGGACTAACCCAGCAACAGGGCGCTGTGTTCCGGTTTGATGTTCTGGCATCCCCATGCCGCGGCGATTTCATAGCGCACACGGCGATACTGTCTGTACATGGAGACTTCAAACGACATGTTAGTGCGCGGGTCGGTGATCATGATGCGGTCATCCGCCATGTCGCCTTCTTCCGGCAGCGCCGGGGCGCGGGTAGCCAGGATGATGGCTGAACGGCTGAATGCGAAGTTGGCAGTGAACTCACTGACAATTTCCAGTTTGGTTCCTGGCTTAACATCTTCCATCAGTCCGGGCTCATGAATGTCAATGGTGTTAAAACTTTTAGCGGCAACGATATATTTGTGCTTCCCAATAATGACGACGCACCCTTCCTCAACGAACCCGGGCACGCTGGATTTACTGTTGTCGCCATCTGAAGGCTGGATTTTTACAGACAGACTTCCTTCCGGGCAATCCTCAGCAACTGTTAAGGTTCTGTCCTTAAGTGGCTTTTCACCCGACTCACTTTTCACCTGAGCGACGCCGGCTGATTCACGCAATGTAAAACCATGTAACTCCAGAAGTGTGCCCTGAGAACGCAGTGCTGTGGTTCCGGCCTCATTGGCTTTGGTCAGCTGCGCCATGGTTCGCAGTGCCGCGCCTGCAGTGGTATCGATGACACACTGCAAATCGCTGAGCGGTGCGCCATTGTCCGTCAGGATTTTGCGCACCTGTGCTGTGTCAGTCAGGGTATCTTTAAATGGTGTTTTACCCGCTTCACCGGATGCGCGTGAAGCGCGACGGAACAGCTCGCCCAAATCTTCTTCGATTTCATTAACCAGCGTGCGCATCGCCTGGGTAACCTGGTCGCGGCGGATACCATGGTAACCCGGACCGGATTTAATGCCCTTCTGCTGTTCGCCTTCCCAGCGGAACGGCACCATACGCGATTTGGTAATGGCCAGCGGCACATTACCAATATCCTGGTCACCGTCATCCGGGGGCAGTTGTCCGGGCTTCACATCTTCAGCGTCTGAAGCCGGTGTCACAGGGATACGAATCGGCTGGTTGAGCGCTGCACGTTCTGCTGTGGCGTCCAGCGTGATGGAGGGAATAAACCCGCAGAGCTCACGTGAGACGATATCCAGCGACTGATACAGGTCGGGAATGAGTTGAGTCAGGGTATTAGACATGCAGGGTTATCCTGTTAATCGGTAATCTGTACACCCGCACAGGCCCTTTCGCTCTGCTCCTGAGGGCTGAGGGATTCGAACTGTTCACGGGTAAGTGTGTTGGGGCTGCTGTTGCCATTCCCCCCAGCAGAGCCGCCGCCTGATGCGCCAGTGCCCTTGAGGATCTGGTCTTTATACGGGTAGTGCTCAACGAGAATGCTCAGCGCTTCATCAAACCCCGCCGCTTCGCCGGGTCTGACCGCACTGAAGATTTTGTTTCCGTCGCGATCAAACGCCGTGACGGCGTCACCGACTACCTGAAAGTTGCTGCCGAACCGGGCTTCCACCAGGTCAGCCGGAATACTCATTTTCTCGGCAATGAATTTTGAACGGGCGAAACTACCGCCAATTTTCTCCGCCGTGAGCTTCTGACTCAGGTCGTCACGCTCTTTTACGATGGGCGCATACTTCTCTTCCAGCGCACGGACGGCTTCAGTGCGGACCTTTTCGACTTCACCGGCATCCACCAGCGTTTTGTCTTCCAGGTTCTTCACGGTGTCCAGTGCTGCCAGCGCCGCTGACGGATCATCAATCCCTTCAAAGGTCTTAAGCAGCGTTTCTGCACTTTCCGCACGCTCACGGTGCGACTTTGCTTCACCGTTAAGACGCGAGATGGTCTGCAGGGTGCCGGGGACATCAAACGCCAGCTCTTTACCGTCATCCTGTACGTACACAGGTTTGCCATCGTTGACGACCACATGGCCGTTCTCATCGAGTTTCAGTTTCATCAGGGTCATCCAACCAGTAATGAGCCATCCGGCCCGTGGCACCGCGCTGCATCCGCAGCGAGCGGCAATAAAAGAAGGCCCATGCATCTGCACGGGCCCGGAGAAGATTAAGCCGGCGTTGTTGTGGCCGGTTTATCTGATACCGGGCACGGCATTGCGCGGATACGCGCCTGCTCTTCCGCCCAGCGGAGTTCGCTGTTAATCAGGCCACGGCGCTGTATCTCGTTGAACAGCGTTTCGTCGGACAGTGCCCGCGTTTTATACATGTCCACCAGGAAGTCAGCTGACGCTTCAGCCAGGGTAGTGGCACCAAAATCGCTGAAGATGGTGACGTGCCCGCCTTCGGGCTCACCAATCCATTCCGCCAGATACTGCAGCGCCAGCCGGGCCGCATCGGTGAGGTCACACACCATGCGCTGCAGGGCGCTGGTGCTCGCTTCATTATCGGTCAGCGTCTGCACCACGGTGCGGTGGCCGGGTTTTACCACCAGCAGTTCTGCCCCTATCTGGCGCATTTTCTCTTCAAGGTCGATGATGTCTGTGCGCCCGGCCTCGATGGCCCTGCCGCTGTGCTCCACATAACGCAGGTCTGCTTCATCCTCTTCTGACAGGATGGCCGATGCCGCACCCACCGAAATCGGGCCGTCGCCAAGTTTTTTGCCGAACAGCACCGGTACGCGGGCGACATGCAGGATGGTCTGCTGGTCACTGCGGGACTGCCAGTGTTCGACGTTGATCCAGGCCAGTTCAGCCAGCGGCGGCCGGCCGTTCATAAAGCCGCGTTTGTCGCCATAGACCGGAACAAAGGTTATTTTCTTCAGGCTGGTAGTGCCTTCATCGTGCAGCTGCCACTCCAGCACCCCGCTCGTTTCATTCAGCTTTTCGCGATAAATCCGCCAGCGGCCGGGATTCAGCACCCTGACCTGCTCGATATTTTTCACGACAAATTCATTCTGCGGGTCGCGCTCACTGACCGTCTCGACGAAGCGCAGCAGCGTGAACGTCTCCTGTCCGTTGACCCGTTCTGAGTCGTAATCCAGAAGGCTGGTGGCATTCACCCTGACGAAATAAGGCCGCAATCCGCGCTGGCGCTCTTCAGCCAGAGAGAGCTGTTTATCCGCAGGTGGGTGCTCGACAAGGATGCCGCAGAGCCCGTAGGCCATCGCTTCCTCAAAAGTGTCAGCCAGAAAGGAGTGCAGGTTAGTGCCCTGCAGGTCCACATCCCCGAACATCTCATGTATGCGTGCAGGCACGGCTTCTTCATTCCAGGTGACCGGACGGGAAAAAGGTTTGCCACTCAGCACTTCGACCGTACGCGAAAACGCCGGAAACAGCGTCGCCACCGACAGCCGGTTCTGATAAAACGCCTCTTCTTCACTGGGCCATTTAGGCAGATACGTTTTGCCCGCAGCACGCATGGCGGCAGTGCCGCCCAGCAGCGTGCTGATCATGGGCCAGCATCCGGCCATCGACTCGATTTTGGGCGATCGCTTCCGGACGTCGTTGCTCATATTGATGTTCTGTCAGGCAGAAAATGGACGGACTGTTGTGCCTTTCGGCTGGAACAGTTCTGTAATAGCCCAGACCAGCGCATCCAGGCGGTCCGGTGATTTCTTCGCGGTAGCGGGTACATATTCCAGCAACTGGTTCTCGAGCTGGTAGAGGTTGCCGCGGTGCGCCACCCGGCCCTGCTCATACAGCGCTGAAATGGGCTCAGCCCGGGCAAACTTGCCCTTACTGGCATGGACGCGGACGATCCGCCCGCGGTAGCCCGCATTGCGCAGCGTGTCTTCGGCCATGTCGCCGCCCTGGTTGGTTTCAATGACGATGGCTTCAGCGTGATGCTCTTCACAGGCTCTGATGGCGCGCTTCGCCCAGCCGTTCGGCGTGTACTTACCGGAGTAATCCGCGTCAGCAGAAAACAGCCGGTCATTACCGCGCCCGTAACTGCTTGCTACCACAATCCCGGTTTCATCACTGTCTTCGCTGTTGGTGGCCTGCGGGTCAATGGCAACGACCGTCCGGGACGGCTGCAGGGTGATATCCAGCGCACGCGCACCGGACACCATTGCTTCGGTCCAGAGTGCACCGTCGGCATTAAACCGGCGGGGCCGCTGCATATACTGTGCTTCGGCTGTGCGCCGGTGTGAAAACAGTGAGGTGCGATGCGATTCATTGTGCTTGTAGGGCCACAGCCAGCCGTCAGGCAGACCATGTTCAATGGGTATCGCATGCGAGTTTTCCGGGTACAGCACTGAATACTGTTCGCTGTTATCAATCAGCACCGGCAGGTTCAGATGATGCCACTGTTCGCCACTGCCACCGCGCAGCAGATAGCCACTCAGATCGTGGTAGTGAATGCGCTGCATGATGACCACAATGGGCGTGGTCTCAATGGCCAGACGGGAACGGATGGTTTCGTTGAAGCGGGTGTTGACCCCGACACGTATGGTTTCGCTGTAAGCGTCGTCTGGCTTTACCGGGTCATCAAGAATCAGACAGCCCTGCCAGCCCGGTTCCATATGACCGGCACGAAAGCCGGTAACCTGTCCTGCCGCCGACGAGGCATACACCCCACCACCGTATTCGGTCCACCACATGGCTTTACTATCAGCATCATCGCGCAGCGCCATCGGCCACATGCCCTGAAATGCAGCAGACTTCACAATGCTGCGCGTGGTCGATGAGTTCAGTAACGCCAGGTTGTGGGAATAGGACAGGTGCATGAAGCGGGCGCGGCGGTTCAGCGCCAGCCCGCGGCCCATCATGTTGATGGTGGCCAGTTCTGTCTTGGTATATCCAGGAGGCACATTGATGATGAGTCGCCGGATATCGCCATCAATCACCCTGTCCAGCGTCCGCTGTATCACCCGATGATGAGGCGCGACGATCATTCTGCTGCCGCTGCGCTGCTTGAAGAAGTAACGGGTGAAATAGAGCCCGTCCTCTTCACACTCTATGCGGCGTGCAGCGGTCTTAAAGTCAGCAGTCGTCATCCTCCAGCATTTCCCGGCGCGCCTGCCGGTATTCCTCGCGTGAAAGCAGCGCAACCTCGAGCGGGCCGCCATCTTTACCTGTCAGTGATGTCGCGGCCTGTTCGCGGAATGCCTGCACGGAAATGTGTTTACCGAGCAGTTCCAGATTCCTGACTTTGTCCGGCCACTTAATCTTTTTCAGGATACCGACCATCTCGCGCTCTTCGCCGCGCCCTTCAAACATCTCGGCCAGGTCGAATCCGCTCAGGTATCGACGCCATGAAGCTGGCCATTGCGACACAGGCTTGATGCTCATGTCATTGCTTAGGATGTCGAGCACGTCCATCTGGTCAATCTCTATCAGACGGTTAAGAACATAAGCAGCATCAATGTTTATTTGTTTATTTCTCTGAGATTTGAGATCTGAAATACGGTTTTGAATATTTATTTTTGATAAGTTCTGAGCTCCTAGCACATTAGCATTTTTGGCGCTATACCCCGCACGAATAGCCGCTTGCGTGGCATTTAGGTCGATCATGTACTCTCGACAAAACATCTCTTGCCTTGCGTTTAAAGTCATTATGGTTATTGA